CTTCTTCTGTAATCTTAGTCAAGTGACCAATCTTACGTTGAGACTTCCAATAAATTGTAGATACACGTAGTAAGTGAGACTTACCAAAATCCACTGTATCTTCAGAATCTGCTAAGATCCACTCTACAATATCCCCTGTACCAAACTTAGTGTCGTATAAAGAAGCATATTGTCTATAACCCAATGATGGCATTTCTGTATTCCAATCATGAGATTTAGTAGGATCATAGTATGTACCGTCATTCTGATATCCTTGTACAGCATATCCAGCTGAACGAACAGGATAGATGGCTTCTAAGGACTCCAATTGATCTTGAGTCATCATCCATCCATACTTGTCAATAACGTCTGATACAGACATCATATCCATCTTTCCTACCCAGTTTCCTTGAGAGATGTAACGTACATCTGGAGACTTATGATAGAATGTAAGTAATGGGTTCCAAAGTTCTACATCATAGTCTTCTTCATTCATTTTAAAATGCCAGAATTCTCTATCTGTAACAAGCATATCTCTAAATGCAAGTTCTTCAAGCTCTTGCATTTTAAAACGTTCTTCATCTACTGACATTTGGTGGCTAGCCCACTCTTCAATCATAGATCTATAATCCTTACGGAAAAACCCTTCAATCTCAGGAAGTTGTTGTAGATTTTCTGGGGCCAAAGCTTTCTGCATTTCTTCAGAATCTAGCTCAATGCCCATATTCATCATCTCAATCATCATCTTTCTCTCAGCATCCTCTAGTAAAACTTTTTCTACCATAGAACGCTTTTCCTCCATCATTTCATTATATGAGATGTCGTCAATAGCCTTAAACATAATACGTGAGCTTCTTTTAGAGAACTCATTACATAACACGTTGATTACGTTAGGGATGATGGGATAGAACTTAAGCTCTAATGCTGACTCATCCTCTTTTGTTAATGTGTCAATAAGATCAGCCATTTCATTGTCTTCTTCTACAATGTAGTCAGCCTTATCAATAATACCTTTAGCAAGCTTGTAGTTCTTCATAAGTCTACGAGCATTACGTCTAAGTTGTTTCATACCTTGGAACTCTAACCAATCTAGGTTCCATGCTCTCCATTCCTCATCCTTCTCTTTTTCAGATATAAACTGGATAGGCTGGGTAAGTGTACCCATTTTATTATAATCCGCCTTTTTCCCAGATTTAAGATCTAGAGCATTGTATATCTGCATGATATTTAATTATTTAAGTCTGCTGGTTCTTCAGCAATTGAACTAGTAAATGATGATGATGAAAAGGTAGTTGAAGGTGAGGTGGATGCCATTCCTACATTACCAGAACTACGGATATACATAGGTGTACTATAAGTATACGGAGTAGTAGTAGTCCAAGTTCCTGTAGATGTGTTAGGTATGTTACCAAAATTTAGTGGTGTAGGCTCTTCTTCTTTTAAAAGAAGTAATGCTTCCTCTAGAGTTATGGTGTTATCCTTTACTAATCTAGATAAGATCTTTACCTTTTCTGTGTGGAGCTCTGTGTTTTCCATATTATTTCATATTTTTAAAGGGATTACGAGGGGCTCTTGACATACCTCCATTACCTTTAGAACCACCAATATGTCTAAAGGGGCTCCAATTTAATTTACTAAATTTCTGGGAGTTATCCAAGTTTTCTTTTGTAACTTCTACACGTTTAGACAGTCCTCTATTACTCTGTTGTACCTTAGCAAACGCTATAAGGGCACAAAATGCTACTAAACGGTCAACGTTTAAACCATCTCTATAAGCTTGCATTTCTCGTAAAAGCATTATATCAGGTATACGTTCTACACCATAAACAGTTTTTACTATATCACCGTTCTCTTTTGTTTCATGATCAAGCTCTTCTTTTAGGAACTCAATACCATAAGACAGTACGTTTCCTTTAAATAATGTACCTACGTTTTTCCATCCATACTCTTGGAATACGTTACGGTTGGCACCAATATCTTTTAAGAACAAGATCATATCTTTTGGTACAAGATATCTTTGCTTTCTTTTAGAAATCATATACTGAATGAATAAAGCTACGTTATTTTCCACAACTGTCCAAGCATTATACCACTCTATAAGAAGCTCTAATCTTTCATGGGTTTTGTTAAGATCGTCAAAACGTCCACACCATGATGCTACAATCATATCACGCTCTATCTCGTTCTTTACCATTCCGTTACCATCATCCTTAATTACCTCCACTGGATTCTTATATACGTATATAGAACATAGTGAATCAGATGTTGTAGTCTTACCCTCACTAACAGGGTCCACAGAAGCATAGTACATCCCAAATGGAGGATCTTTATGAGGTCTTTCATAAATACATATTACACCTTCTTTGTCTTCAGTCTTTTTAGACACTGGGAATTCCATAATTGGAATCTTCCTAGATGGTTTGTCTATAATTTTTCCCTCAGCATTACGAGAAAGCTCTAAGTATTCTACAGAATATTCTTTATCTTGAATACGTTGCATTTGTTTAGCTACTAAGTGTGGTGGGAATACACTCACCTTACGTGTAGCAAAAGCTTCTTCGATACAACGTGGTTGCTGAGAAACTGTTAACTGATAAGCTGCCGGATCTAAGTCCTTCTTCATCTTATCAAATTCTTTCTCTAGAGCCTCTAAAGCTTCTTCAACCTTAGAGTTACCCCACTGATCAATATACGGAGGCATAGACCACTGTTCTGGGATAAATAGACCAGTGATTCCTATTGTTCCATCTTTATCTACAAGATTAGACTCTACACCATAGAAGCCATTTTCTTCTGGATGCATGATGTATTCTTTCATAGGTTCACACTGATCCAAATCACCGACAGATCCTGCTGCTATAAACTGACCAGTAATCATATGACCAGACTTTAAAGCTGGTTTCATGAAACCATATGTGTCATCCATCTTGGGAGCAATGCCGGCCTCTTCATGAAAGAAGTATGTTACGGGTCCACCGACACCGTGCGTAGGATCTTTTTCAAATGAGTATAGGTTGATCGTGGATTTCAAACCTCTATAAGTATCACGACCACCTATCCTCACTTTAATCTGTTGCTGCCATGCCCCAACTTTGTCAGGCTCAGCTGGACGATACCAGGCTGTGTGTTCATTTAAGAAGTTCTTATATTCATTAAGAAACTTCCATGAGCCTTTCTCGTTTATATAATCCTTTAAAGAAGCACCAATCTTTAATACAGCTCCTTCTTCAAACCAATACTGGTTAATTAACTTAGCCATATGGAAATAAGAGGATGCTATCTGACGCTTCTTTAGAATAATAGCGTGTTTCCAATGTAATTCAGCAAGATGCTCATATAATGCCATGTGGTACTGAGCATCTCTCACCTTAGCAAAGTCAAACCTCTTTTCCTCTTTATCATAGATAGGTAAGAAGTTTAACCACATGTAGTAATCCCTACTAACATACCAAGCTTTACCAGCATCTTTTATGATTACTCCATTACGACATTTTGCTTTCTGATCATTCCAGTAAGCAATAAAGTCTTTAGTCTTTACAGGTGCTGCACAATAGTATCCTTGTTTCTGAAACTTACGACCTTCTTCATTAAAGATCTTACTAGTTTCATTAAACTCGTATTTACCGGGTTCTTTAAAGATAGATAACAAAAAGTCTCTAAACTCTTCCCTTGTATAGAAGGTAGTTACATCCCACGCTCCATTTTCATATGTAGGTATTTCTTTAAACATTACTTCTTAGTATCACTACTAGTTCTTTTATGGATTTGATCAATATCTCCTTTATCTCTATGTAATAAATACAAGAGTGTATTAATGTCTTTACTACGTAGTATACCTTTTATTTCATAGTTACTCCAATAAGCATTGTATAAACTTCTTGGAATAGCATTCCATAACTCAGTATATGGATTAAAATGAAAAATCCAATCATGCATGAATTCATCTTTTACATCTGATACAGCTGCAAATTCTTTGATGTTCTCATAGTCTGTGTAAACTTCCTGTTTCATAGCTTTATTATTTAATATTTTAGGAAAGCAGAAGATGGGTGCGTGGACATCTGCTTTTACAACTGGCATTTCTAACCGATCACGTACGGCCCTTTCTACAGTTAAAAGTACGCCATTCCAGTCAACCTTATGCTGTAGAGGGTGGACTCGAACCACCAAGGTGAGATTCAATTGATAACACAACGCTTGCAAGCTGGTGGTCTACCCCATATTATCAATCTATTTCTATATCACCGCCCACGAGACAGGTGGGTACGTTTGCCGTGGCCATACTGAGACAGCCATATTTCGTCACTCTACAATGTTACAACTTATTACGTCAGTGGAAAGTTGTCAAACCATCTAGCTTACGATCTAGCTCTTTTCATATAAATAGAGGAGGTAAGAGAAACTACGATCCCGTGTACTTAGGGAACATTATCTTTATTGATCATAAGCTAGATTTTGTCCTCCTCTAACTTGTGATTGTTGTTCTTCCATTAAGTCTCTATACACACCTTTAAAGCTTTGTCTAACAGAGTCAAATCTTTCTGCAATTCTAAGAATAGCTGTAGCAGATCCATCTCTACCAGATGTCACTTTTTCTGTAGCCATAAATCCTGCCATATTATCTAATGCAATCTTTATACCCTGGTATGCTCTATATGTAGGAGTTTCATACATCTTCTTACACATTCTTAATGCATTCACTATAACATCATCTTCTGTAGAAAAGTCTCCATCCACCTCAGCAATAATTATTTCTTCTTTGTCCGTTTCTGGTACATCAAAAAAAGGGTTTAAGTCTGGGTTAGGACAAGTCATATAGAATAAATACGTGTACACCTTTGCAGATTCATCACGGTATTCATCCATAATATCTTTTAAAAACTTTAATGTGTAACAGTGTTCACTAGGAACCACCTTACCATTAGCTATATCAAATAGTCTTACCATGATTTTTCATTTTACGTCTGTTCTTTTTCTTCTTAATACTCCACTTATTAGTATTAAGATCTCTAACTAATTCTTCCCACCTATTTCTTTGTTTTAAGCTATAGATCTTCATCAACTCTATAAGCTTATCACTTATTTGTTCTTTCATGACCAATGCTTGTTTTCTCTTTCAAAGTAGAAAGTTAAATCTTCTTTCTCATCATCATAGTAGTCTCCAACTACATCACTTTTAAATCTGCTACCCACATTCTCAAATAAAGAAGTAGTAATAATCTCTCCTACCACTTTGTTTCTAAATACCTTAGTAAGCCATGTATAAGTACCTCCACGAATAACACCTGCTTCTACTAAAAGATAATACTTATAAAGTTTATCAGAAAATTTAAACCATGAATCTATATCACTATCAGCTTTTCTAACATATTTATGTACTTCCTCATCCGGGTAAGCTACATGTATAGGAAGGATATCACACATTTCTCCATCCTTACTTAGATTGTGTGCTACATGCATAGCCACTGTAGCAGAGTAGTCAGGACTTACCATAACCACTAATGTATTGTCTGGAGAAATATCTGGATAAGCTTCTAGTATCTTTTTAGAAAGATTATAAATCATATCTTTCTCTTGAATTCTAGAAATAAAAAGTGGTTCTCTCATTAGTGTTTAGTTTTAAGGTTATCTCGGTTGTCTTCTAACCAATGCAATATACTGATAACTTCTGATTTTAAGTATGGAAGATCGTATTGAATAATATCTTTTACTATAGGATCACCATTTGTATCAAGAGCAGTGATTGGGTTACCAAACTTATCTTTGCCCACCTCTTCAAATAATATATGATGTATAGTGAGTACACCTGGCTTAAGTCTTGGGTTGTGCTTAAGAATAATATACATATATAAACTAAGCTGTAAAGCATAGTGATTTACATTGCAATCATCTAAATGAGCTACAGGTGAGTTCATCTTAGTAGTCACCCCTTCCCAGTTAGTAAAGCCTTCTGTCTTGATTTCTTTGTTAGTCTTATAATCTGTAATATGTACTTCTCCATTAATCACTTCTACTAAATCAGACTGACCACAAAGACCTGCAGATTTCAAGTAAACCATGTGCTCAGGATATACACCATCTGTGAGCTTCTGATTTGGAGAAAATTTAGTACCCTCAATCTCAATCGGTTTAAAAATAGGCACAGTGTTACCATGTCTTTCTATTGTCTCTAATGAACATATGTCTGATTCTCTGCAATTATGATACCACGTTCCTAATGTTGTTGCTCTAAGAGCTTCATTAGCCCATGCTTGTTTAATTTCTTCTGGCGTCATGCCGTACCATTTTGATTTCTTAGACTTAGACGTTTTTAAAGCAATCTTATCTGCGTCAAATGGTTGTTTGAAGTTACTTATAAAGGATGTAACAGATATCCATTTTATGTTCTCTTCTGCGTTAATACTTGTGTAACTGTGGTCTTGTGGGGTGAATCTCAAAATGCTCATATATTTGTTGTTTATATTCCTAACTTCTGATTAATCATATCCTCTTCTTCCTGACTCACTTCAGCTTTCCAATGTCCCTTTGGACATTCTGAAGATAGTGATCTAGTCTTAAATCCTAAGCTACATCCGCAACCTCCTAGCTCTTGATTGCAACATGGGCCAGTGCCAGCCACCATACATCCTTCATTTTGCACTGTAAAAAGTGCACAATCTTTACAAATCTGCATTCTGTATAGTGCAATTTCTTCTACATCATCTCTTTTAAATACAGAATTAGTCACTCCCTCCAGGATCTGACCCTTTGCTTTCCAAATCTTGATTATGTTCTCTTTTAGACTCATCACTTTTAGTTTTATGAAGCTTAATAAAATCCTTTCTTTGTTTCTCTTCATCCATTAACACCTTAATGGCTTTTAAATCAAAGAGAGTTTCATCTGTTCTAAATCTAGTGACAATTTCCTGTAAGCCTCTTTGTCTAAAGTTTTCTTTAAAGTTTTCTAGCTTATCTATTTTGTCATCTAGTTTCCAATGTTTGATTGTAAAGTCTCCTAGATTAGTAACATGTATTCTACTATGTTTAAGACTTGACAAACTCTTTCTTATTTCTTGCCAATAAAAAGATGTTACATCCAACACCATTTGTTGTGACAAGTTTAGCTCTTCTGCTACAATAGGAATTAGATCTTTAGACTTTCTAGGCTTCAACGCTTAAAAATTTATAGTCTAACAATATGTTTCCATTTGCATGCAACTTAAGATCAGGATTGATGAATATCTTTTTCTTATTCTTTCCTTCCTTCTTAATAAGTCCTTTCTTCTCTGCCTTTGTTAAACAGTTACGTACAGACTGTGTGCTAGAGAATATCTTCTTGTCGTATGCTTTATTACAGAAATGTGTAAGTTCCTGATCTCCCTCAATTGCCAGGAATGTAAGACAGTTTAAATCTGCTTCACTCACTGGAATATCAAAAAGATAGCAATGTGTGAGTATCTGATATTTGACAATCTGCCAAGTGGTCATTCTCACTCTTTTATCCACCTGATTAACTAGTGCCATTATAATGTTATTTTAAAACTCATGTAATCTTCTTTTGTCTTGTTCCAATCCTTATGCAAAAGAACTGACTCTGCTCCTAGGTTTTTAAATATGTGCCAGCTAGCTCCATCACGAGCTTCTCCTGTAATATATTCGTAACCCATTTCCTGTGCCCAATCCATAAGGGAATGGATCATTTCATATCCTAATCCTTTTCCCCTATGGCTTGGTAGTACAGTGAAACTATCTATGTGTAGTACATTGGCACTTTGCCATGATGTAATAATCTCTCCAAATAATACTGACTTCTCATAGAACCACATGCCTTGACAGGTCTCATGTTCTACTAACATGTATAATTTGTACTTATTGTCCCATCTAAGCTCTTTTGGATGTTCACGTTCAAACTGATATGAGAGTGAATAATCCTTTAGCTTATATACTACATTCATATAATAGGTTTATTTCTTTAAGGATCTTTGCTTCTCTACAGGAGGCATAGAAGGAATGATCACTTCGTCCCCCACCTTAATACCCTCTTCAGCAAGTTCTGGATTGTTGTCCATATCTTCCTGTGTAATAGTGTGAGGAGTGCCTTCTGGTTTTGCCCCTCCTTGTTGTGTCATTTGGGCAATAAAAGCCAAAGCCTTAAGCTCTTCTGCTCTAGAAGTGGCTAATCCTGTATTCAGATTCTGCAACTCTAACTGAACTGTCTTCACCTCAATCTGCTCTTTTATAAAAGCAATGATTTCTTCTTTTGACGGAACATTCTTTAAATCCTGCTCCTCTTGTAATACGTTTTCTTCTGACATGTTGGTTTATTTTATTGGTTAAAAATTTAAATCACTACTATTATCCTGTTCTTCTGTAGGGACAACAGCATGATGTTGAATAAATAAGTTCTGAAATTTGTGGTAGGGGGTGTCTATAATATATGTATCCCCGTGTTCTGTAAACACCGTGGTGCAATTGTATGTAAGAGAGTCCTCATCTAGAGATGTAAGCTTACAAGCTACCACCACATCTAAATGAAAAGCAAACCCCATCCATTGTCCTCTATCTTCTAATCCCATAAGCTCTGCCTTCTCTATATCTAATGTGTGGCAGTGAATGTTGCAGACGTGTATCATTGTTGTTTGGTTTATTTTTTAAATAGTATTTTGATGTAACGCTTAATAGACCACCAAATCAATGATCTCAATGTAGCTCTTTGTTTACTATAAGGCTTTTTAAAAAATAATGCATGTATACGCACTACTTCCTGGCCCGTGTCATTTCTAGTTATCTTCATTGGTTTATATTACAATATACTTAATAAGTTTAAACTTAACAAATTTAATACTATATTCCAAACTTACCATAATAATTTTTACACATTTGTTAATAACCCCCACCCACTTAACCTACATATAGACCCCCTCCTATTCATGCAGTTTATGTTAGAGGTTCTGAGGACCCGCCCAACCAAGCTACCCCACCATAAATTTGGCGGGGGAATACCCCCTCGTTTAACAAGTTAAACTTAAATTTATGGCAGCAACATCATTGCATCTGCTTGCAAA